GAAGCCGTTCCGGTAATGAACTGGTTGAGTCGGTATCGCCTGGCTTCATGTTCTGGGATTGTCTTTAGATCAGTAAGCACGTTATCGAGCGATAGTCTGCCGGCACTAATAGAAGGGTTAGCTGCCCGAAGTGCATCGGGGTCCTCGACTTTGGCATGTTGCGGTGCTTCCCAGCAAAAGAAACCAAACCGCTCTAGCTCGCTGTCACCGGCAGCTGCACTTTGTCCGGTCTTGTAAAGGTCTAGTAGCGTTTCGCTGTTCTGATCTCCCGCTGTGGTGATACCGATAACAATTCCATCCTCACGCTGGGCTGTTCCCAATACGGCAGCGCTCCACATTCCCTTTTTAGCTAGGTGAAGTTCGTCAAAAAGACAAAGAGAGATTGGGATACCTTGGAGCGCTCCCTCTTTCGCTGGCTTCACGTCATAACGTCCGGTGCCGTCAGCGGTGACAATACCGCGTGACTCGCTGGCTTTCTTGAAGCGCTTGCTTAGGAATTGGTTGCTTTGGATTACGAATAGAACGCGATTGTAAATAATTCGCGCCTGATCTATGGAGCTTGCCAGGGAGATAACAGAAGCACCGGACTTTTGGTGCATGAGCATTCCGTAGACACCGATGATTGCAGCGAGCAGACTCTTTCCGTTCTGCCTGCCCATAGAAACGACAGCTTGTCGATACCGGAGTTGTCCCGCGTTTGGATGTCCTTCTGGAAAGCGCTCTAGTAGATGCCTAAGCAACCACTCCTGCCACTCGTCAAGTTGCAAGCCGTCCGGTAGCTCAGGGCTTTTCCAAGCGACCTTGACTAGCTCAATCAGCTTGTCCCCGTCAGTTGAAAAGTCCTCGGAGAGCGGTTGAGTATAGATCGCTGGGAGTTGAAGCATTAGCGCGTGAGCAGTTGCTCAATCGGGTCAAAGTCAATCGCCTGGGCGGATAACTGCCTGCTGAGTTCGAGGATTGTCTTGCGAAGCTCAGCTGCGGTGCTGGTGTGAGGGTTTTCGTCAAAGCTTCTTGCCAAGGCGAGGGCTAAGCCTGCAATCACTTTTTGTTCAAGCCCAAGCTCGATGTCTTTAAGCCAGTTCGTTAGGTGTTCCTCAATCATTAGGTCTCTTTCCTCAAATAATTTGAACTGTGCGTGCAAAGTTCTGATGCTTGCGCGGGATTCGCTGCGGGTCTAGAAAAAAGCCCGGGCTGGTCTTGCGTGCCTTCCTGCGACCTTTGCATGCTTTCCTCTCTTGCTCTTTCTCATCAAACTAATGATAAGTAACTCTCTAGCTCCAGCGTGGCGACTTCCACGCCTGCCTGATAATGGTTCTGTCCTGCTTCCTGCCGTTGCACGATCTACAAAGCGATTGAAGGTTGCTAATGTCATGGTTCGGTTCTCCTTCTCCGGGCGGGGTGATGTGGTCAATAGTCCAATCCCCACCCACTAATTCTTTTGAGCAGATAACACAAACAGGTTCAAGAATTGTTTTAGCGTAGGCTCTTGCCTTTGCCCATTCCCTACTGTTGTGCCATTCTGCCATTGTTATCTTTTCTTGGTGTTTGAGCGTAGGTTGCTTAGGTCAATGGTGGTAACGCCTAGCTCTGACAGCATGGCAAGTATGATCGCGCCAAATACCCAAGCGAGTAGCAATAGCGTTAGCCAGGGGACGAATGTGTATAGTGCGTAGGCTAAGGCGTGAGCGCCGATAATTCCGGCTGCAATGATTAGTGCTGCTAGAAACTCTTTCATAGTTTCCCTTTCTGTGTAAGGTGCTTATTAGCTTAGTGTAAACACTGAGCCTGTAAAGTGTTTTTCTCTTTCAAGCTCAAAGCAAGTCAATCCAGGCAGTGACTCCGAGCCAGAATTGAGTCGATACCAGGAACTTCCGTTATCCATCGTTTTGCCTTGAATCCAATACCTAGACCCACCATTGGAATGAGCTCCCAGCTCTTGAACGCGTAGGTGATGGAAGTGGCCCGTTAGCCCGATGGAAGCTGCAGCGACGGGTTGATTCCCAAAAGTCTGCTTCTCCCACCAGCTTGGAACGCCTTCGGGCCTGTTGCTTTGATGTCCATGCCACAAACCAAGAATGTGGAATTGGTCATCAAAGACATCTACTGCCAAACTTTCATCCTGTGGTTGAGGGATTAGAACCTGGACATCTAGCTCCGTTTCGTCACTGAGTCGCTTGATTTGCTTAGCGATCATAACGCCCCAATCATCCTGCCCGACATACCCAACTTGTTGCCCATTGAGTCTGAATTGACAGTGATTGCTTGCGACAGTTGCATAAGATACTGCGCTGTATTTAGCCACGCGCTTTACTAGGTCCCAAAGCAGCGTAATAGCCAGGTCTACTTGTTGCATTTGGCTAATGCTGTTGGTGTAGGTCTGTTGAGTGCTGGCCTTGTTGTAAAAGCCTTCAATCAAGTCGCCCATTTCAGCAAGTATTACCTTCGCGTATTTGCCTCGCTTGACTTGTTGCTCAACTTGCGTAAAGGCTGCAAACAATCGCTCTAACTGTTCCTGCAACCCACCGCGACTATCAGTTTTGCCCAGCTGAAAGTCTGCGAGCATAACCACTAGCACTTTGTCAAAGTTGGTTGTCACCAGTGTTTTAGGGAGTCGCTTTCTGGCTTCCTTGTAGATCAATACAAGGTCGCGCTCAACTCTTTTGAGTCGGAAGTTGAACCGGTAGCTAGTCAGCCAATCTCCGTCATACTTCTGCCAGCGACTAGTTCTTGGATTGCCGATTATTTCGTATAAGTCCCGGTCAAACCCTTGAAGCTCTAGAAACTCTTCAAAGTTTGGAACTGTGTCACCCGGTATTGCTGGGGTTACTGCCCAACCATTTTCCCCATCGAACTCAAGTGCTGGGCGAAAGTCTTTCGGGGCTTCAATCTTCGGTGCTGGATTTAGATTTTCGAGCATGAGCAGTGTCCGGTGCGGTGTCTAGCGATTGCAGTGTCAGACAACGAAATGCCTACGTTGCTTAGGGCTTTCTCTAATGTCTTGTGCCCGATGCTGAAATCGCAAAGGTTAGACATCAGGATTTCACGATCAGCTTCGCTTAGCGTTTCCCAGAATGTGCGAACTGCACAAGGAAACTTTCTTTTAGGGATTCTTAGACTTTCTAGCATTAGATTCCTTTCTCTGTGTTGAATCTAAAGTAAAGGTTGAGACTAGGATTCGAGTATCGACTCGCCGAGGAATTTGTGGAGTGTAATGAGCACTCCGCGCGGTAGTCCCTCAGCTTCGTAAACCTTGTGAGCCACTATCTCGCAGATTTGACTGTCATCTTGTATGACACCCGCCTTAGTTGCTGAGTCCCCGATTGCCCTTATGAGCTTATCTAGATCAGGCTTCACGCTGGGTAATGCCCTATTAACGCTTTTGGGCTTAGGCATGAAGAAGATTGCCGTTAGGGATACGGGGCCCGTCATAGGTTCACAACCCAGATTCGCCTGTTCTAGCTTGTCCTGGACAAAAGCTCTCCAGACCGGAAGATTCTTGTTGGCTTCGACCAGAACGCAGCGCTTACCGCGAAGATAAGCATTTTTGCTCCCTTGTGGTTGCGCTACGCCTGGCACAAAGACTTGAATCATTAGAAGGGCATTTCCTCGAAGGCGGCTTCGTTGCTTGCCTGCTGAGTTTTGCTGACTACTTTGCGAATTGAAGCGTTTTGTAGATGATGTTCTACAACAATCTTCTTTTCACCTTGCTTGTTTGTATACTCTCCAATTTTTGTTGAGAGTTCTCCCATGATCTCAGCAAAGTCCTGCTCCTGAAGTTCGTGAGCAACACTCTCAGGGAACCAGGCTGTCCAAAGTCGTGAATAGTCTTTCCCGTTGGAGTGAATGTTCTCCCAGATAGAGATTCTTCTACCTTCCCAGCCGATTGAGTTCACTTCTCCGCCGATTGTAATGTATGCCATTTCTGTGTTTCCTTTCTGTTTTGTTTTGAAACTTTGAAAAGCCTATAGGTATTAATAACTAAAAATAAGAGTTATTTAACTAATGTCTATTTTTAGGTATTAATAACTATAGATATTTATATATATATATAAAAGAGATGTATCAATCGTTTTTTAGTTTTTCGATTTGATCTATTGAAAGTCCAATTCCCTCAGCAAATTCTGGATAGGACTTGTTCAACTTTTGGTGTTGCTCCCACAATGAATTTAGAATTCGCTTGAAGGTGTCATGCTCAGCGTCGCGATACCCGTCGCGATATGCGATGTCTGTAATGCTGATTTTTCCTGAATCTGGTGCTATCATTTGTTTACCCTTTCGTTGAATGGTTAGAGCCTAGCTCGGCCCTGGTAGGTTTTCTGTGTCCTACCGGGGCTTTTATTATTTCAGTGAAGCTGCTAGATCAGCAATCTTTTTTAGGTCGTCTGCTGACAACTTCGCCGATTGCGCTTCCTTGTAGATAGCTCTCAGAGCCTCTAGGTTGCCCGCTAACGCCTCAACAGTAGCTCGCTTGAGTAAATCCTTAGACTCGTCGACTGAAGCCCTAGAAACGGCTTTCATCTCCTCTCGCGAAGGCCTAATGGCTTTCCCGTCTTTCTTAGGTTGAAAATTCAGAGTCGCTAGAACTCTGCCTAGAGCTGATGTGGAGCAGTTCTCAATAAAGCTCTGCTTGTTGATGTTTGAGCTTCCGCGAGTTTCCTGAGCAAAGTCAATCGCTGCGGGTCTAGGGTCCTCGCGATCAGTGTATGCACTCGCCTTGATGACAATCTCGGTTTCGTTGATTAGCACTATTTCGGTGTGCAGTCTGCCGTTGGGGTATTTGTCCCAGAATTTGCTAATCCGGTCTGCTACCGGCTCGTAGTTGTCAAGAAATGACATTAGTTTCCCTTCGTGAATGTGAGGTAAGGCTTTCCTGTTCCTCTTTGTGCCAGGCGAACAATTTCAATTCCCTGGTAAGTTCCAACTTTAGTCCCAGCTAGTTCTCCTAGCGCCTGCGACTTGTAGCGATTCAGATTTGCCTCGGCTGCGTCAAAGATTTGCTTAGCTGCGAATAGATCAGCACCGCATGATAGCTCTTTGTCCCCGTCAATGATGTCCCCGGTAAGTTCGCGAACAGTTTCGTAGGTTGAATTGCTCCCGTCATAGTCTGGGGCTACACCCATGTTCAGAAGCCCTAGAAACAGGTTTACAGCCTCTAACGACTTGTTGATAAGGGTTTCATCGTATTCGACTACAAACTCCTTCAAATCGCCTCCTGTGACCGCTACGAGGGTTGCGGGGTTTTTGAGGCCTAGAACATACTGATACCACATCACTTGGAGCTGGTAGTGAATTGGGACCTCACTCCAATACTGCGAAGTGTGCTTTATCTCCAGCACCGAGAGATTTCCCAGCTGATCCTCAATCACTCCATCAGGATTTGCTTTGTAAACAGGAGCGTCGACTTTTGCCCAAGTGCCTAAGTCGCGGTAAACCTTCAAGTTAGGGTTTAGGTCCTGAAATAGGGCTGCAATACCTTCTTCTAGGTAATTGCCCAACATCATGCGGGTAGTGGCTTCCTGCTCTGGAAGTTCGCCTGTCTTTTGATAGTAAAGCGTCAGTGCGCTTTTCCAGGGGTTTAGCCCAACGATTGAGCTAACATCGCTTCCGGTGATGGATTCCCTGCGCCACTGCAACCACTTAGCCGAGCCAGACTCAGCCTTTCCAAATAGGCGGGCGCTGTTGTATCGTTCAATTTTCTGTGTAATAGTCATGCTGCGAATCTAGCACAGCGCTATGACTTTTTATTTTATGTTGTCAGCTTCTTCGTCAAAAAGTTCGCTGTCGTTATCGTCGATCATGTCGTCGAAGTCAAACTCACCATCTTTAGTAACCTTCAGCGCGTCCTCAACTGCCTCGCTGTCGCTCTTGGCAACTGCTGCGCGATACGCGTTCTGAATGTCAGTTAGCTCTAGGCTGCCCTTCCAGGCTACTGCCACACCGATAGTTGTCAGCACAACTGCAAAAGCAGAACCGACACCGATAAGGCTTCCCATCCACCAATTGCCCGCAACAGCACCTATAGC